GGAAGGAATACCACCAATATTGCCAAAAGCCTGATAACCTTGAAGTGTTAGTTTACCTGTGGTATAATCAAATGTCAATGCAGCATTTCCAGCCAATGCTCCACTGTTGTTGAATTGAATTTGTGTATTGGACCCGCCAACTGCAATATTACTTGTACTAATGTTAGCATAGCTAACAACTGGAGATCCGTCAGCAGCCACACTGTTGCTGATTTGCCAGGCATTGGCCACTGTATCAAATCTTAGGCCAGCATAGGTTGTATTACTGGTACGACCTATCAATCCCATGTCATGTACTGCACCAGAGTTGTTGGCAGCAACTGTAATAAATGCAGTATCAACCACGCTATTGCCAGAAAAAGTTATGTTACCATTTACTAGAAAGTCCTGGGCATTGACTGTGAATATACCGTTTCCGTTGGCAACTGTTACCGTGTAATCACTGCTGATATTTTTGTAGGCAATAGACATTTATTATAGATCCTTTTGATTATTTATGCGGTTTATAAAGCTATCCAAGCTTTGATGTTGCAGGTTTTTGAGTACATTTAATTCAGCAATATCTCCAGTGGTTGATCCTGTGATTCTGTAAAAATTAGTGGTTGGGTAGTCTTTGATTATGGCGCAAAGTTGTCGTACCCAGTTACCAGAAAAAGTTGGCAAAGATCCGGATGTTTTATAGTGCAGTGTGTCAGCATATATGTTGTTGAACTGTTGATTTTCATCGGGTGCCATGTCAAATCCCACAAGATAAATTTCAGTGCAGCCATCGTTGCATGCCATTCCAACTGCATTTGGACCAGAACTGTAGCCGTAGTACTTTTCAACCAATGGTTGTGCACCTAAATTTAGTATTGGTTTTCTAGTATGAAATCTATTTGTTAATGCGTAATTATTGTATTGTATTTCTTCTGCAATAGGAGTATCTGTGGCAACAAGAACATCTGGAGTAAAATCTCTGTACAATGCATTGCACCCGTAGATTTTACCATACGGTTTTAACTTTGTTAAATCAATATTTTTTCTACTAATTCCATTGCCCAACACAAATGCTACGGTCATAAAAAATCCCCACAGTATATAGTGGGGATTGCGGCACTTAATTTAAAATTAAGATGTGTAGTTTTGAACCTGTGCCAGTGTCAAGTTACCATTGTTGCCAGACCATGTTGCAGTATCTGCACCAGATTTAACTGTGGTAGAACTAGAAGTTGTAAATGTCAAACCTGTTGTGTTACCTGTGCCAGTAACTATGTTAGCACCGCCTTCTGCAGCACTTAATGTAAATGTGTTGACTCCATTGGTAGTGGTCACATAATAGATAGTTGGATTTGAATATCCAGTGATTGTACCAGTGGCTACATTAGATAATGCACCGGAAACAGTGATCAACTCGCCCAATCCAATATTGGTATTAGAGCAGCTAAATGTACCAGCATTGCCAGTGATATTAACATTGCCCAAAGCAATAGGAGTTGATGTTCCTGCTACGAAGAAGTTAACAGCATAACGAGTATTTGATCCGTCCCAAATGTACTTGTTGGTCAAACGACTAGCGTAAGCAGAGCCACCATTGGCGTTGAATATCATGTTCATTTGTCCACTGTTGATTGTAGCATTGGCCACCAATACACATTGTCCACAGTCACTTGCAGTTCCTGATCCGGCGCCTACACCAGTGGCAGTGAATATTTTACCAACTGTTGGGTTCGTTCCAGCACCAATTGCAGTCCAATTTGTATTGCCAAGACTTGTGATCTGATAAGCAAAACCCACAGTAAATGATCCAGCATTAACTGAATCTTCACCTGATACCAAGTATTTGTTTTGACCTTTTTGTGTGATAATATAAGCATTACCTTGTTGACCATTAACATTGGCAGTGATTTTAACCACTGGAAAAGCCGTAGACGAAACGCTTTCTAAACCACCAACTACACCCAAGAACTCACTGGATGTCATTCCAACAGGAATAACTTGAGTTGTTGGATCAAGATTGGCAAATTGTGGAAAGCCTTGATCAAGTGCAACACCTACACCATTGCGTGTGGTATCACCAGAACCAGTTGAATATGATTGAATTTTTAGAGGACGACCCATTTGTTTTCTCCTTAAAGAAGTCCGATGCGGGTTTTAGCCGCTACGCTGTTGGGTTTCCCTTTCAGCATAAAACACAGTATTATGTTAACAAGTATTTATAGACATAACAAATATTTGGTGTCACAGTAACCAAATTAAATATGTGATGGAAACAGATTTACTAATTGCACACGGCAATCAATCCCGTGAAGACAACAACCCAGAGCAGGCTCTTGCCTACTACGCCCAAGCATTGATTCAAGATCGAAATTCTGCCGCAGCGTTTAATAACTACGGAAATGTTCTACGAGAGTGTGGCGATCCCGCAGGTGGATTGCCATTCTTACAACGAGCAGTACAGTTAGACCCTACAAATTCAACTGCTAAATTTAACATTGCAGTGGCATTATTATTGTTAGGTAACTACGCACAAGGGTGGCCTGCCTATGAAGTTCGTTGGCAATACGAACATTTAAATGGGCTACTACCAAACTTTGAACAACCACGCTGGACAGGTGAGGATCTCAAGGACAAAACCATTTTGGTTATTGGTGAACAAGGACACGGTGACAACTTGCAGTTTATTAGATTCGTTGGAGACTTGTATAGAAAAGGTGCCAAAATTATTTTACAAGTAAATGATAACTTAGCTCCGTTGTTCAACAACAGTCCAGCAATCGCACAAGTAATCAACACATCAGACACTCCAACTGGGTTTGATTATTGGACACCAATTATGAGTATTCCTGGTATTCTTGGTGTTACTCTGGAAAACTTAGACCACCAACAGTTTTACATAGCTCCAGACGCCAAACTTGCGCAAGACTGGCTAAAGGTGTTAGGTCCTAAAAACAAATTGCGTGTGGGTTTTTGTTGGAGTGGGCGCAGAGACACCTGGATCAATAGACACAAAGGCATGCCATTTGAAACCATGGTTGAATTGATTAAAAAGAATCCCAACTACGAGTGGATCAATTTACAAGCAGATTGTACACAAGAGGAAGAAAATGCGCTAACTGCCATTGGAGTAAAAGCGTATCCTGGCAGCATTAAAAACTTTGCAGACTCAGCGGCTTTGATTCATCATCTTGATGTGGTACTAAGTGTAGACACTGCGGTTGCACATCTAGCTGGTGCACTAGGAAGACCTGTGTGGATTATGTTGAGCTGGTTTGCACTAGATTGGCGTTGGCTACTCAACAAAGATTCTAGTCCTTGGTATTCAAGTGCTAGATTGTTCCGTCAACCCGCAATGGGCGATTGGAATTCAGTTACTGAAAAAGTGCACAAATTTTTAAGCTGGTTTAAGATTTAGATTTCTAGCAGTTTTGCTGCATGAGGGAATACTTGACGCCAGTCAGTATTCCTTTTTTCATCTAGCTTGTCTAAAAAAGCAACATCTTCAGCCAAAGTTTCTTTGTAGGTAAACCGATTTAGTCGTCCGTTGCTTTCGTTGGTGTAATAGGCTGTGCGTCTTGGCATGTGTTTTCTTCCCCACTCCTCTACCCGTGTGTAAGTGGATTCATTTAACACACTGATCACAGTGTTGAATCCAAATCTAATGTTTGGCGAACAGTTATCTCTAAGCCATAATATATTTTTAACTACTTGATTCCAGCTAGCTGGATATCGTAAAAATTCAAATTGTTCCTCAATATCGTCAATGCTGAATGAAAATTTTACTTGACTAAATCTTGCACATTCCTTTAGCAATTCTTCTGACGGCAACACTGTGCCGTTTAGATGTATCCATACTGGTGTATCATTGCTGACTTTTTTTAAAATTGGCAAAGTTGTTTTGTTTAACACTGGTTCTCCGCCACCAAACAGAATAGAATCAATATTAACAAAATCAAAACTATCAATATCTGGTTCAATGCTCCATCGTTTTTGTTGTTGCCCAACTTCAGATTGCCAGCGTGTGCTTGCAGGAGGATCGCACAACACACATGCCAAATTACAAATATCACCTGTGAATACGGATATTGCTCGGGGATTTTCTGAATTAGGATCTATTCTTAACATTTTTAAGTGGTTTGATAACTTGATCCGTATCCAACAGGATTTCCAACAGGTGCCGGATGTTTAACTGGAATTAATGATCGGCTGAATTTAATTGATTTTAGCATTACAATACTTTAAAAATTTGTTGCAAAAGTATATTTTCAAATTCTTTGCTGTGGAAATACTCTTTATTTTTAATTATCCTAGAATGAAAACTTTTATGCACTCGGAGAATTTCTGCTGGGTCAGACATTATTTGATCTAAAAATTCCACAATCAATCGCATTCTTGTTTTGTTGTCTGGTTCTGAATCCCAAGTGTTCCAAGGCACATAATCACCGAACATATCCAATCCAATATCTTCTAAGAATTGATTTGATCCGACAGGAGCAACCAGAATTGGAATTTGGTAGGCCATGAAAGGCTTAGATGTTTTTTCTGTAAACAACACACCTTCTGTCAAACTTGTTTCTGTTACTAAGTTAATAGCAGACTCTGCGTAAACTTTGCTACCAACACTGCCGGCACCATCATGATACATTAATGGAATATCTGTTAATACGGGTTCATTTTCTAAGAAAATAGGCAACAAATGTTCAACTGATCTAACAGAATCGTATTCATCTTGTGTTAGGAATTGTGTTACTGCAATACGATTGTCTAGTCTATCTCCAATTTTATGTAAAAAACTATAACTTACATCGTTGAACCAAGATTTTTCTGCTAACAACGAAAACAAGAATATACGGTGCCATTGTAGATTACGATTCAAACACATCAATGGTTTTGTTTTTTCAAGCGAAGTATCATATGCAGTATCTTGATACCCATAGTATTTGTGTATACTTTTTGTAGCAAACACCCAAAGTTGATATGGAAAGAATACAACCCCAGGGGTAGGATTATAATAATAATAGTAATCTTCTGTTAAAATATAGCTGGTTGTTAATTTAGATAATTCATCTAGCATTTCAAAGTTGGACGGAGCAATGGGCGTAGGATTATCAATCACACAAGGATCACCAGTTTGATCAATGAATATAATTTCAATATTGTTTTTTTTAACTAAATCTTTTGACATAGCTAATAATACTTTCCATTTTGTGTGCGTAAGTGCTTCAAAGTCTGGAAATGATAAAAATAATATATTTTTATTAAAAAAATTATCAACTACAGTAGCTATACCTTCTGTCCATGTCTGTTTAATTGTGTAAATCATAGAATTACTTAGCCAACAAAAAAGGGCCTTGCGGCCCTTTGATGTCTTCCCATCCCTGGGTAGTTCTCTGATTAGGAGAATGAAAGGTTTTGTACAGCAATTTCGCCGACATAGTCAGCTGCGTTACCGAACGAACTTGCAGTGTTGGTCAACTCTACGAAACCGTAACGAGTCATAAATGACACGACTGGTTCGAATGTTGATGGATCCAACACAACACCACTGCTCATCAATGGAATGTATGGGCAATAGAATGCTGCGGCGTCAGCCTCAGAAGTACCTTTGTA